GGCAAGTTCCTCCGGCTGTTGACGGAGCAATTCCAATTCCTAAAGAGTATATGCAAGTGATAGGAGCAATTCCTGGTGATACTCTCATTATAGATGTTAGAACTGATGGTGTCATATTAACCGTAGATAAAGCAGTTAAAGAGCCTACAGATACCGTGAGAAAACCTATTCTCAATACAAGTTTAAAGAAAATATCTTTAAATAACAGTTGATTTATTATAATTTAGTGACTATAATAAGGTATCATTTGAGAGGAGATACCTGATGAAAGACCTAACGAAATACGTAGAGCGCGTATATAAAGCTCATACCGTTGATGAGAAGCGTCATATTATCTTAGAGATGATCGATGCATCTCATGCTAAGAATACTACGAAAGCTAAGTTTCGTAATCAAGCACAATTCATATCTAGCTCTCGTAAGTTAGATACTCTGGCTGGAAACTATATGCTAGCAGGCGAAGGTCTGTCTGTACTATGATAGTTGAAAAAGCCCCATTCGTAGAGTCGGTTAGAGATATTCTCTGGCCGACTTTTACTCCTTTAATCGAAGACAAGCATGGTGACCAAGGTATCAGAGGTACTAGAGGTGAAGCCTTTGCTATTGATCATCTAGAAAAGCTAGGTGCTGAATATGTCATCGATCATTCAGAAGATGTTATTTCTCAATTTCAAGGAATTGACCTTACTGCTGTCTATAGAGATAGAATCGAAACTATAGATGTCAAATATGGTAAGACAGGATTGTATTGGGACAAATATAATAAGTTCTGGTACATAACTGCTAAGAATGACTTCTGGAACCCTCGCAAGACTAATAGCTATATCATGCATGTTGGACCGAAGGGTGATGTGTATGTTAAGTATAATAAGCTAAAATTAAAAGAGCTTATGAGCGAATTACACAAGCGAGGGCATAAATATAAGACATCTCAATACGGTGATATATTGCCGCTACGTCTTATTAGTAGTATAGTAACAACTAACCTATGGTGAAGTAATTGAAGATCGCTCACGAAGCTCCTAAGTCTATCTTTCCTCTTATTCAGTCTATGACTGACTATGACTATGCTCTTGTGCATTTGTTTGAGGAAGATGAAGAGTATTATGACTTGTTTGTACATGCTCTTAATAATGGTAGAGAGGTTATTCTAGACAACTCTATCTTTGAGCTTGGTGAAGCATTTGATACCGACATGTATAAAACTTGGATCGAGCGTCTTAACCCTTCATGGTATATCATACCTGATTGTCTAGAAGATGCTACAGTTACGATTAGTAACTTGAGAAAATGGGACTTCCAGCATCCTCATTCTCAATCTATTGGTGTTGTACAAGGAGCATCTCTAGAAGAGGTAGTATGGTGCTACCAGGAGATAGAGCCTCATGTAGATAAGGTAGCTATTTCTTTTGACTACAGCTGGTTTATCGATGAGGAGCTCTATGGTAAACTTCCTAATAAGTATCATTATTACATGTATGGTCGTGATAACTTACTGGCCGAGCTATGTTATAGACGCCAAGTTATTAATACTAGGAAGCCTCATCATTTACTTGGGTGTGGTCTTCCTCAGGAGTTTGATTCGTACAGCGATTATTCCTGGATTGATTCTATTGATACTTCTAATCCTGTGGTATCTGGATTACTGGGACACAGGTATAATGATGTTCAAGGGCTATTAGATAAGCCTTCTCAAAAATTATATACAATGATTAACAGTGAAGTGAACGATGAACAACGTAGTAACGTCATTTACAACGTCGACCGTTTCAGAGCGATATGCAATTCGGGGCGGGCTACGCCCACTTTGGGTATGTCTGTTTAGTCAGACTGGATCTGAAATTGTTAGACTGAGTAAAGAGCTAGGCTTTGAGCCTGACCTAATATTAACTAATAACTTTAAAAAAGAGACTTGGCATCCTGGCCTCAGCGATATGGCTGTGTCTATTGCTAAGCATGATACTATCTGCACGATAGTAGAAAATCTTGCCAACTATGACGATGGGAGTACAGTAGTTACTCTCCATGGCTATTTAAGAATACTTCCCCCTCTCACTGCTTTGTCTCAAGAGATCTATAATGGTCATCCTGGCGATATTGTAAAGTGGCCTCAATTAAAAGGTAAAGACCCTCAAGCAAAAGCTATTGCTATGAAGCTGGATTCTACCGGTTGTGTTATTCATAGAGTTACTCCAGAAGTAGATGAAGGGAATATTGTTAGACATTTAACGATAAAAATATGTGATGATGATACAGAAGAATCGTTGATTTTAAAACTAAAAGAGCTTAGTATAACACTATGGGTAAACTTTTTAAGAAATAGGTTAATGGTATGCGCATAGGTATTTCTGGAGCTCAGTCTGTAGGTAAGACTACTATTCTGAATGCATTGAGATCAGAAGATATTTTTAAAGAATATAGTATTTGTAATGAGGTAACTCGTAAGGTTAGAGACTATGGTTTACCTATTAATGAAGAAGGTACTGATGTTACTCAGAAGTTAATTATGCAAGAGCATATTGTTAATGTGTTTATGCATGATAGGATGCTTACTGATCGTACTGTATTAGATGGTATTGTATATACTACTTGGTTGCATGAGAATGGTAAAGTGACTGATGCTACTCTTGAGCATTCGTTAAGCATATTTGAGAAACTTATCGGTAAGTACGATTTGCTATTCTATATTAAACCTGAGTTTGATATGGAAGATGATGGTGTCAGATCTGTTGATATTAAGTATAGAAATAGAATTGTAGAACTTTTTATTAATATGATTGACTTCTACAAAGTAGATGTTATTCAATTGACTGGATCTGTACGTGAAAGAGTGCAGCAAGTATTAAATGTGATGGAGAATCATAATGAGTGAACAAGATAAACTTAATGAGCTAGTCTCAGTTCATCTAGGAAAGGCTGGTGATGGCTCTGTAGTTAATCCATATGTCACACCTGATGATGTAGATAAGAATCTGCTTGTAGCAGTACCGAGATATCTTAACCGTGTTGGTTATGGTATTGATGATAAAGATCTACCGTTCGAAGGTTACGATGCCTGGAATGGTTATGAGTTCTCTACTCTGTTAGAGAACGGCTTCCCTGTATCTGGTACTCTTAAGTTTGTATACCCTGCTAATACTCCTAATATCGTTGAATCTAAATCTGTTAAGCTATACCTTAATTCATTTAATATGGCAAAGCTTATCGATAGTGTAGAAGATATTCATATCATTGAAGAGATTATTGCTACGGATATTGGTAATGCAGTATGGAGGGTTAACGATGATGATCCCCTTAAAGATATTGATGATTGGCGTTTAGATATTGATGTTTCTATTCATATAGGTGATAACGATACGATTAAACCTTTTAGGCATACTTACATACCTCTAGAAGAGGTTGTTGATGTTGAGAGCCTAACATTCGATCAGTATAATGAGTCAGAAGATATCATTAAGAATGCTAATCAAAAAGGTACTCTTAAAGTTAGATCTAACTCATTAAGATCTAATTGTCGTGTTACTAATCAACCTGACTGGGGTGATGTATATATTCATATTAAAGGTGATTTGCCTACTAAAGAATCGCTCCTACAGTATATTGTCTCAATGAGACGGGAGAACCATTTCCATGAAGAGATCTGTGAGTGCATTTATAAGAGATTGCTGGACAAGTTTAATCCAGAAGAGCTTATGGTTGGATGTCTCTATACGAGAAGGGGTGGTATTGATATTAATCCTGTTCGTGCTACTGATAAGCACATGATCTGGGAGCTAGGTCATATTCAAGATGCATATCAACTATGCACTAAAACACCGAGACAATGATTGAGAATAACAAACACCGTCGCGAAGGCTACTATGAATATATGTTGCGACGTTATAAGGAAGAGTCTGTGAAAGATAGACACGTAGAAAGTGTATGTGATAAATTTAGATCACGTATGGATGTAGGTTATAAGAAATATGGCGTTACCACGGAACGCAATGATATTGATTTAGCTGGTTGGTTAAACCATCTCCAAGAAGAGTTAATGGATGCCATTGTATACATTCAGCGCTTGAAATCTGAAGTAGAAGTAGTTACAATACAAGATATAGACCCAGCTAACAGAACGTGGTACT